GTAGCCATGTATCAACACTCCCTTACTGGTAAGTGATTTTTAAAATGGCTGAATCATCGAAAATAGCATAGTAAGCATCATCCCCGGAAGCGGTGTAGAGGGCTATGCCTTTTGCAGTCCCATTTTGGAATGCAGCGAAGAATGAACTGGGCAAGTCGATCCACAGGGCATCACCTCGATTAAAGGTGGCATACACATATTCACTGGACACAGAGGGTTGACCGCTTGGTCTGCCGGTATAGTTATGGTAGCGAATAGTCACTTTAGTGGAACCATATCCACCCGTGTCCTTCCTTTTGCAGTAAAACTGCATTCTTTTAATGGTCTTCCCTGTCACTGTTGAGGTTGGGCCATTGTTAAAGAACCAGCAACCGATGTTATTTCCATAGGTAGACCATTGCCCTTGCTTAACCTCTCCGGTATTCCGCCACAGATTGTATTTCATCGACCAGGTATTCCCTTCTGTTGAGTTCCAGGAAGAGGTGTAAGTGGCTGTCGGGTTTGAAGGAGTAGTCCCATTGTTACCACTGGTAACCCCTACTACCTGGCCGCCATACTGGGAATTCTGAGGAGAGGAGGCATTTGGTACAGTCCCTCTGACACCTACAAACCCCGCATATTCTGCAAATACCCCATACGAAGAATTACCTCCAGTACAGTCATGTACCATCGCTCTTCCACCATAACTAGCCCTAATATTTTCCCTGTTCGCTCCATACATTTGGCACTGATAGAAATAGCAAAAGCTGTTGTCGTATACTGCAACCGTGGCTGAGGTGGCGTTTGCTGTGTTGTTTAAATCCCTGACACCGATAAAGGTGCAGTTGCTAAAGTAGACATAATTGCTGGTGTATATCTGTGCAACTGCTGTAACTTCTCCGGCTTTCCGCTTGATGATTGCATCATAGACATTAACCCGGACACTACAGGATTGCACCTTAAAGGTTCCTGTCATGACGTTGTTATTAAACTGGAAGTTGAAGCTGCCGCTTCCCTGATACCCAATGATGACAATATCATCATAGACATCATTGAGAATGTTGATGGTTATGTCACCATCAAAGGCTCTGTCTGTAATACTCAATACTTTATCGACCGATGCAAAGGCGGTAGCAGATGTTAACCCATCATTTTCGTCCGATCCACTCTGAGGATTGACATAATAGGTGACGTCATCACTTGTTCCAAGCGTAACCACATTTGGAGCAATAACTTTTCCTGCAATCACGGTCCCCAAAGCGATCTGATTACTATCTGCAACGATTTGGGCCTCACCATTAGCGTATTGGACAAATGAATTAACCTGGTCTAATACCAAGTCCTGACCATAAGATCCTTTGATCCCCGGGCCACCGATATAGATGTTGTAGAAAATATCCCAACCATCTGTGAAGCTTCCCACAACTTTGAAGCTCCCAGAATCGAATGGATAGTTGATTGGGGAAACCGAATAGAACACTTCTTTGTCAAACTCCCCATACAATCTATAGGAGCCTACATCTTTTCTTAGCAAATAATCAATGGAAATGATGTTTTCTCCTTCTACTGGAAGGGTTACAGGAATCACTTTTAAGTCATTACCATTTCCATCTTGCACTTTGACTGTCCCTGTGGTGTTCTCATCAAAAGTGAATACTGAAACAGATCCCAGGTGGACATTTTCAGTCACTTCGATTTCCAAGTAACCAGGATCAGAGGAATAGTATCCATCCACTTCAGGTTTAGGCGAATTTGCTACTACATGTAATCCGGTTCCCGCTGCACCTTTAGCGATGGTAAGGGTTTCGCTGATTTGCTTTTTGATTTGGTCGATTCGATCCGTTCCTGTAATTTGGATCGGCCGATAATCTCCCAACGTCACCTGATTTTTACACATATAGATTTGGAATTTTGTCCATCACAACCACCTCTCACGGAATGTTACATAGGAATTTGTGATGATGTCATTCGGATAAATGGAAAGATCATTACTCCCTTTTTCCAACCGAATGAACGAACTGGATGGATCCATCTGATAGTAGAACGACTCTTGGTTCCCGTTGCTGGTTTTCGTAATGGTACCGGCAGCACAATCAATGTCAAGTATGTCTCCCGGTTCAAATACATAGGGAACTTCAGTAGAAAGCAACGTTTTTTCGTTCCACACTTGAATTTGTTCGATATAGTTGGTGGAAACAGCACTCCGTGTTCCGTATGTGCCAAAGTGGATCTGGATGCCGGCAAGCTGCTGGTTATATTGATTGTCTTTGTCGATATAGGAATAGGAAAACGTGTCGTACAGATTTCCGTTAGAATCTCGGCGGGAGCAACTGAATTCCCACCTTTGACCGATTCGGGTGATCCGAATTGGGCCATTGAACTGTTTCCAGTGGCCGACTGGTCCGGTGTAGTTCACAAAAGTATGACCCGTTGACAGATTTCCCGCCCTGGCTTCCATATAAGGATTCTCAATGCTTGCATCGCTGTCCCGGATGGCTATTTTCCCAATGATCGCGTTATTGACGTCCAGCAGATACACTTCCAGACGACCAACTTGATATCCATAACCAGACTTGAAACCTGCTTCCACTTGGACGGTGAAGTCCTGAATCTGCTGACCCAATGATTTCACCCCTGCTGGACCGTGCCATGTGCTGCCGGTTCCGTAGTCACTCGCCCGAATAGCGCTTCCATCCGACATGAGCGAACCAGTAACCGTTCCACCATCCACTCCGACCCCGGCAGTATAGCTGGCAACACTGGAGCAAGGATCATCTAAAACCTTTGTTCTCTTGGTGGTAGGAGTTTGGGTGTCTACACTCGCTGGCTGCCCGAAATAGATGTACTCGTCCGCCGATATGATCGCGAATTCTGTGGTGTTTCCGGTGAACTCAAAATGAAACTGAGGATAGGTTTCGAGTCCGCCGTTGTTCGTGACAGTCAGCGGGTTGTCGGGAACAAAACTGACCGTTTTTTCCGTTACACTGTAGGCAAACGGGTCCGGGCAAATGAAGGTGATTGTCCCCCAACCGGTATTCATCATTTGATCAATATCGGGGTCGCCCGAAACTTTGGCCATATAATATTTGTCAGGTTCATCTGGAAGAATTAGTTGCTTTGGTTCATCATAAAAAAGCCAATCTACCAGCGCGCGTCTGACTGCGGGCAGATCGGCTTTTGTTACTGATGAGAAAATGATAGGCACCTCGATCGTTTTCTCGCCAAGATTCTGGCCAAAGTAAAAACTCCCCGGGCGACCGGCAATCGCGGTCGTCACCAAGGAGATAGGTGGATGAAGAGGGTTTTTGAATTGAATCACCCCTTTCGCACGGTTCACTAATGTATCCTGTTTGTTGATCGCTGACGAGATGAACGGTGTCAACTCTTCAGCCAACCTTTGCATGTCCGCACGGTTTTGAAGAAAAACGGGTCGATTGAACTGAAAGACCATCGAAACAGGTGCGGATACGTTCGAGTTCACTGATTGAACAGTCGCCCCTGCTCCAGCGCTTCCAGATCCGGTTACTGCTACAGGGAGTGCCGCCTGGGAAAGAAGGTTGCTAACTTGGCGGATTTGGGAAAGTCGAGACTTCATCCCCTCCTCAAATCCGAGGGCTGTATATTTCCCGAGTTCCATTGTTACGCGTGAGGGCGAATGGATTCCCATCTTCTTTTTGATCGTGGCCCAAGCCGCTTCGGCAATAGCTCCGGCAGCCGAAATTACTCCCCATTTTCCACCTAAAATCCCATTTGCAAAACCAGAAGCCACAGCAAGACCGAGTGAGTAGGTTCCGCTCACATGAAGATTACTTTTTGCTGCACCAGCTACGGATGAAGCCGCATTTGCGGCTTTACCTTTGTTGGATGAAATCCCGCCGGTAAATTCGCTACCTACTTTCTTACCACCACCCCCGTCAGTTGCTGATCCAAGCGTTTTTTCCGTGGTAGACTTGAGTGAGGATGCTGCTTTCTGTATATTTGGTTTGCTTGCATTCAAACCTTTGGCGTGTGAATCGCCTGCAGCTTTCCCTTCCGCCGTGAGATCGATTCTCATGCCTTGCAATTTGAGAAATTCTTTGATTCCCTTGGCAAAGGTTTCGATGTCGATCTTTCCAGATTGCAGGCCAGCTAAAAGTGTGGCTATAGTGAATTGCCCTTCGGAGCCAAGATTCACCTTGAGCTTGCTCTTAATGTTGAGCCCCAACACCGCGGCCGCTTCTTGCAGGTCAATTGCTCCGGCCTGCATTCCTAACTTGAGGGTTTCGATGTTATGCTTACCTTCGGCTGAAAGGTCGAATTTCATCTTATCGTTGAGCTGATTCCGAAAATAGGTGTATACAGCATCAAAGGTGTATGTCCCATCAGAAAGTCCTTTCGCGAACGTCTGGGCGCTGACTTTCCCTAACGGGCCAAGATCAATTTTCATCTTCGATTTGAGATCCAGTCCTAGCTGGTTGGCGATTTCCTCCGGTTTCTTCGATCGGAGCCCATTCGTAAATGATTCAATCGCCTTGATCCCCTCTTGTGTGAAATTACCGTCACCATACACCGCTCGTAGTTGGCTCATATGAGCAATAGCTATATCCCGAACTGTATATTTTCCGGTCTGAAGCCCTTTAATGAACGAATTGACGGTCACCATACCTTCAGGGCCTAAATTGATTTTGAACCCATCCCGAGTTTGGACTGCCAGGGCTTCCGTTGCTATTCGTGCTTGTTTACCGCCTTTTTTAATCATGTCGGCGAGTTGGTTCACGGACGCCGTTCCCATATTTCCGTATTCTTTGATCAGCTCTTGTTGTCTTTTCTTAACTTCTTTTGTCGAGCGATCAGCGTCTTGGATAATGCTGTCAGAGTATTCGCGGAATCGTTCTTTCCCTTCTTTCATCAGTTCTTGATCGCTTTTCATCAACCCCGCTTTGGCAGTTACATACCCTTCATATCGATCTAGCATTTTCCCTGTTTGGTAGTCGTATAAATATGCTTCGTCAGATAAGTCTTTTTGTAACTCTTTCATTGCTTTAGCTCTAGTCTGTTTAGCAACAGCTATATTCTGATTTTCTGTTTCATTAATAACTTTGGACATTAAGTCGTATTGATCTTTCGTAATATTCCCGTTGGCGAATTGTTCTTCCCAAACTTTTCGCTGCTCGTCGGCCCATTTATGAGCGGCTTTGATTGCTTGATCATAAGTTTTATTAATATCTGCAAGCCACTGTTTCGCACCCTGCGCAGTAATTTTCCCTTGGTCAGCTTGCATATTTTCCATATAACTGTTTAAATCATCGATTCTTTGTACGAAAGTACGAGATGTTTGATCAAGGTCTTTGATGGCTTGTTGATAAGCAGCGGCGAATTGTTTGGGCATCTTGGAAACATTTCCACCATATTGAATTAGCCCTTGCCGGATGATTTTATTAGCATCTTGTACCCTCCGAACTTGGGCATCAATTGCCTTGATGGCCGTGTCTGTCACGTTTTGAACGGCAGGCTGGAGAGCTTTAGGAACCTGATCCAACAGACCGGCAGCGGCTTTTTGCACGTTGATTTTATCTTGATTTAATGCGGCCGTTATCTTGTCTCCCATTTGGGCGAAGATATTGACCGTTTCGTTCACGATCCGTTGTGCTTCTGCTCCAGATGAGATTCGCAATTGGGCGAGATTGACCAAAGCCTTGTCACGCAGGTCCATGTAGCCCTTTGCCGCTTGAATGGTCCCCTGTGATACTCCATATCCAAAGCGGATGGCGTTTTCCTCATTTTGTTTCATATCTTGATTGAGTTTATAGGACGCGGCAGATAGACCGCCGATGACGATCGCGGCGCCAGCAACGGCAGCAGTGAAGGGATTGGCAATAGCAATGATTCCTGCGATAGCTCCACCAAGCGCGAGAATTCCGGCGGTCGTTGCCGTGAATATACCGAGGGCCTCTTTGGTGCTTGGGCTTAGTTTGGAAAACCAATCAACCACGGCGTTCAAATCTTTAGCCAGTTCTTTCAAGATAGGAAGGAAAGCGGAACCCACTTGGATCTGGAACGTTTCCCAAGCACCATTGAGCTGTTCAATGGTTCCTTTCAAGTTGTCCATCCGTTTGGCCGCCACATCTGCCGCTGTCGTTTTGGACATCGCATCAGACATTGCTCGGACTCCTGATGCTCCTTCTTTAAATGCGATGTTTGCTGCCCGGATCGCATCGGTTCCGAAAATCGTCTTAAGCGCTTGGTTTCGCTGTTCTTCGGAAAGACCTGCCAGCTGCTTTTGAAGAACTCCGGCGATCTCTGCAAACGATTTAACCCGCCCTTGTGCATCAAAGAACTGGTTTTTTCCATCCTTCGTGATAATGCCTAGCTTTTTCATTTCATCCGCCGCCTGTTTGGAGGAAGGTGTCAGATTAAGGAGCATCGTTTTGAGCGAGGTTCCGGCATCACTACTTTTTAATCCGTTTTGGGCAAAAACAGCCAAGGCAGTCGCCGTGTCCTTGAATGATAGTCCAGCACTAGCCGCAACAGCCGCCACTTGAGAAAGACCCAGGTTCATTTCTTTCACGTCTGTGGCCGAAGCGTTCGCGGCACCAGCAAGAATATTGGCCGCTTCTGCTACAGAAAGGTGTTCGGATCGAAAGGCATTCAGGGCGGTAGATGCGATTTGAGCCGCTTCTGCAAGATCAAGTTCACCAGCTGCCGCCAGATCAAGAGCGCCCTTCAGACCGCCGTTTAGAATATCGCTGGTGGAAACGCCAGCTTTGGCCAATTCCTCGATTCCTTGGGCGGCTTCTGTCGCAGAAAATTTGGTTTGTGCCCCCATCTGTATGGCCAATTGGCGGAATTGCTCCATCTCCTGTGCTGAAGCACCAGTCACGGCTTGAATACTGGATAATTGAGCCTCAAAATCGGCAGCTTTCTTTACAGCGCTCCCGAAAGCAACTGCCAAACCGGCCGACATTACCCCCAAAGCAGCACCCGTTTCAATTGCTTGATCCCGGACATGAAACATATTTTGGCCAAAGCGACCGAACCAAGAATTTTGTTGGGATAATTGAGTGCTCAATCGCTTGAGTGACCCTTCCATTCCGGTCAATGCGGCCCGGGCCTCATTCAATCGGATTGCCGCCTCCTGGGTTTGCTTGGCGTTTTTCCCCAAACTCTGCGCTGCATCATTGTATGCAATCGAAAGAAGATGGATTTTTTCTCGTTGAAACTCAATTTGTTTTTCCAAACCAGAGATTTGAACTCGTATTTGGTCAGTTGATTTTCCAAATGCTTTTGCCTGTGCTTCCGAAATTTGAAATTCAGACTGGACCAACCGCATTTTCTGTTCGAGTTGATCGAACGATTGGGCAAGTGAAGAGGTAGCTAAGTTTCTATTTGCTTGGCGTAGTTGCCCCTCTAAACCAGCTAATGCGGCTTTTGCTTCGTTCAGTCGAACGGCCGCTTCTCTTGTTTCGCTCGCATTTTTCCCGAGATTTCGGGTTGCATCTTTATAAGCCAGCGATAAGAGATTAACCCTTTGCCGTTGAAGTTCAATCTGTTTTTCCAAACTAGAAATTTGAACTCGTGTCTGATCAATGGAATCCCCAAATGCCTTAGCTTGAGCTTCCGATACCCGAAATTCGGATTGAATCAAGCGCATTTTCCGTTCCAGCTGATCAAGAGCGCGAGTATAACGTTGCTGCATTTCGGCGGCGGGCCCCAATTGGGCGTTAAGCCGTTGATAGGAACCTTCCATATTGGTTAGAGCGGTTTTTGCTCTGTTAAGCTGGGACGCAAGCTGTTGAGTTTGTTTTGCTTCAGCTCCAATTTTTTGGCTGTATTCCTGATGAGTTTGAGCTAAAAGGGAAACTTTTTGCTTTTGTAGTTCAATTTGCCGCGCCAACAATTGGGCTTGCGTTTTTAATTGATCCTGCGATTTGCCAAATGCCCGCACTTTCGCTCTTGAAGCATCAAATTCAGTTTTTAACACGTTCAATTGTCGGTTTATTTGAGCTACACCTTGGGCAAACCCTTTGCTATCTAACGTGACTTCACCTTTAATTCGGCTCAAAATCTCTTCTGCCATCTTTTCACCCCCTCACTTAAAAAATTCCTAATTGGTCGATGTAAACCGTTTGATTCTCAGGCTTTTTCCCTTTCAATGCATGAGCCTGTAGCCGCATATAAAAAACAATATCCATATGGTCAATCTCATGGAGCTTCCAACCGGCTTGAATCAGGTTCAAATACATTTCGTTCACTACTTCCGCCGGTTCGACTTCTTTTTTTGGGTATCATCATCGGCCACTCCCTCAAATGGTTCCATCGTCTGATTAATGATTCCGTGAACGACCGCCCAGGATTGATCAACTATATTCCGAGCGTCCGTTCCTTTTTCGTACTCCTCAGCCGAAAATTGTTGGCCAAAGACTTCAGAAATGAAGGTGTATAACTCATCCAAAAGCTCCTCTTGCTCTTCTCTGCTGGGTTCTTGCTCCTCTAACAGCTTTTTCAAGTATTTATTTCGCTTTTCGTCAAGCTCCAACGCTCTCCGAAACATGTACCCTGAGATGAAGTTAGTGGAGAATGTTTTCTTTTCTCCGTTTAGATGAAGCGTGATTTTAAGCACATTTCTCCCTCCTTATGTAAGAAAAAAAGAGGGCCAAAATCAGCCCTCTTAAGCAGTTGTGAAGTTGGTTACGCTGTTCTGTGCTAGGCTGTTTCCAGCCAAATCCTTGACGTTTTTCGTCGCGATTGCCGTATAGGAAGTGGTTGCGGCGAGGTCTGAAGTCGGGTCAAACGTAACCGTCGTTTTGTCCGCACTAAGCGACAAAGTACCGGCCACCTCCGCCCCGGTCGAATCCAACACGAAGAAGTTTGCGGGAGTAACGGTGCTTTCTTGAATTGGTTCGTCGAAGGTCCAAACAATATTCGATGTAACATCGACTGCTGTCGCTCCGTCAGCCGGTGAAACCATGACGGTAGGCGGCGTGGTATCAGCAGTAACGTTTACTACTGAGTCAAACCATGTACTAGACTGGCTAAAACCAGGCATATCTTCGTCACCGATCACTTGCCAAGCCCCATCGTATTCACGTTTAAGAAAAGAACCTGAAATTGTTGGCGTTTGGAACGTTGGTTTGTCTTCTTTTGTCTGGAATTCGGCTTCTGGGGTAGTGAATTTCCCTTTAAAGAGCCAAACATATCGATATTTACCGTTCGATTTGAGCGATCTGAAGCCGATCGCTACATATGGTGCTTGGTCATCCGCGTTTTTGACCAGCATTCCATTTGAAACTGTATGTCCGAGCAAAGCCGCCTGAACATCGAGCGGCAAATCTTTCACCTGAAGCTCAACCGTAATTTCGCCGAGAGCCGTAGCTACCTCAGCTGGCCCATCGTCTGCGTAGAGTGTTTCTGAGTTCGTTGTCGGCGTTATCTTTGCATTGATAAACCCAGCTACTTTTACAGGCGCGTCATACGAAACACCATTCGCATCATCTTGAGTCAAAATGGCATAATGCAAATCGCGTAAACCCACTTGAACGCCACTCATTAGGATACAACCTCCTTGATAATTGAATATCTCATTGGTTTGTGAAAGACTTTTGTGTCATCCTCATATAAATCGGTCGTGAATGTGCGATAAAATCCGGACTCCGCCATCGTTTGATCGACTTCCAGGGCGATCGGAGAAATTTGGGCCGGATCTTTTGTCCAGATGGAGATTTGAAAGGAAACCCGACTGGAAAATGGATCGTCATCTGCATAGTCTTCATCCGTGTTATTTAGCTCATAGTAGGTGATTCGGGGGAATTCCTCTGCGTCCGGAGCCACCATGAAGTAGATCCGGGGCCCGCCAAGCAATGAAATAAGCGCCTGATTCGATTCAAGCGCTGATACCACAAGTGGTTTAAGGTTAATCATAGGCCGATCCCTTTCCTCAACTTTTCAGCCATTGCTTCTGTTACTCGCGGGGCCGATTCGTCAATACTTGGCCCTACAAAGGGATGAGGAGACATCTTCGACGTGCCAAACTCCAAGAATTGAGCGTAAAACGATTCTTTCCCCGGGCCTACTTCAATTGCTTTTACCCCATCTTTTTGTTTCACGCGGCTCATCTGGATATTTTCTTTCAAGTGTTTCCTCTTTTTATCGGACGGTCCAGGCGCGTTTCGGCTCATTGTCTTTTGAAGCTCCTCCGCTCCTGCCCGAAGTGCTGCATTTTCGACGCGGGCCGCTCGGGCACCTAGTTGCTGGAGCTTTATGATCATCTCATCCATCCCAGTAAACTCCATCTCAGCCACCGGCGGTCACTTCCTTTGCAAAAATATGGGTTTCTTGATGGCGACCATTCAGGTCGATGGTTTCTACAATATCGAATTGCCGACCAGCATAAAGTATCCGCATGGCCGAGGTCACATCTGAACGATACCGGATCCGGAAGCGGACAAAACTTTCCGCGTTGATAGCGGCTGCTTGGAGAAACTCACGCCATCGAGAGGTCATTGGTTCAAAAGCGGCCCATACTGTCGCCACATCATTCCAAGACTCGCGCACGTTTCCCTCAGCGTCACGGGTCGTAGTTTTTTGCTGGATGGTGATCCGATGGCGAAGGTCACTGATTCGCATCCTTCGTCGTTTCCTTTTTGGCGGGTTTCTCTTTCGCCTTTGTTGGTGGGGCAACCTCTTCGCCAAGGAAACCGCCTGTTCGTAGCTCTTCTATACGTTTGGTGTCATTCGTTTCATATACTTGCCCCTTTTTATAAAGCACCCGGGTGAATCGATCGATAAAGGCCGAAGTCACCAGATACTTTCCCATATATCATTCACCTCACGTTGTTGTCGTTGTGTCCGTTGGGTAGTCCTTTAACTGCAGAATGATGCTTTGCAAAGCAAAGTTGAACCCATCCATACGGGCACTCGGGTCTCGATTTTCGTATTGCATAGCGATATACAGCATAACGGCCAGTTTATATAAATTACTATCGGATTCCGGCACCCCTGCATTGATCAAATACTCTTTGGCACTATCAATGAGGAGAGTGAGGAAAGAGTCATCCTCACTCCCATCAATCCGAAGATAATTTTTAAGCTCATCCAAAGTCAGGGTAAGCATTTGTCATGCCCCCAATTAAGATGATGCAATAATCCCGAGACTGCGAAGGACCGCTAGAATTTGATTTTGTTTGGTTGCAATGTCTGTTGTAGTGGCTGTTGCCGGGTCGGGATGATCGGCAATAGCATCAGCTTGCTTGCCGTCAGCAGTGATTTTTCCACCTGGCGTCAGGTCAATTTGGTTTAGATACACTGTCTACACCCCTTTCATTAAGCTTGCGGTGCAACTTTAGCAATGCGGAATGCGGATTTCAGTTTGATTTGATGATCAAACCAAGCTGTGACAACAAATTGCTCAATACCGGTTGTGATATCCTTTTGGTTCTCATACAGCGTGTTCAGATCATAGTTGAAGTGAGAGAAGGAGAAATCACCGACCACTGGATTTACTGCGCTATCGCAAAAGACTACCGGTTTCCCAAGGATTTGCTCCGGCTGGGCCATGTACAGGGTGGCATTGCCATTCGCCAGGGTCTCGATCATATCCGAATAATCCTGATACCGCATGACAATTGTAGCGTTTTCGCGGTAATCTTCATGGAGGTCTGCCAATGCGGACTTGATTGCCTTGTACATGCTATCCTCTGTGATCTCCGTGATGCCGGCTGCGTAGAAGGACATATGTTCTTCACCAGTATTCGGAGTGGTTGCAAAGGCCACTTTCTTTTCTTTTGCGGCGACACCGGATTGTAAGGCCATCTCAACGTAAGAGACCAGATTCGCGTCAGAGCCGTTCAATACCGTCTCAGAAATCCCCGCCAAAACCTTGAATTTATGCTTTTGCTTTGATGAGGCGTTCCTTGGGGTCATCAATGGTCTTTAAATCCTTTTGAGAAGCCATTTGAGCTTCCAATTTCGCCTTTTGTTCCGCTTCCAACGCATCATGTTGCTGTTTGATCACGTCAAAACGCATTTTCAGGTCTTCTTTTGTCTCCCGCAGAGCCTGAATCTCTTCCGTTGTGGTCTTTGGGTCGATCGCCTTTTCGGACAACTCACTCTCGACTTTTTGCAATTGCTGACCGATCGTGACCAAGTTTTGTTTCAGTTCATACAAAGTTTTCATCTGATCAATCCTCCTAAAATTGAGTCAATATAGACTAAATTTGCTTTTGCTTCTTCGGAAATTCGCTTGCGAATCTCCATTTCTTGGGCTGAAATGCCCGTTTTTTCGGCTTTTTGATCCTTTTCGGCTTGATTTTTCAGCTGTTTGGGCACGTTTTTGTATCGATTGAGCCACTCATCGCTAATTGATGCGTCCACCTGACTCGCTTCCAGCACAACATCACACAAACCGTATGCATAAGCCTCGTCAGCCGAAAGCCAGGTTTCTGCGTCAAGCATCTCCTGCAGCTTCTTGTCTGTTAGCTTACTGCCAGCTTTTTGCAAATACGTTTGCTTGACGGATTGTCCGATCCGATCCAGATCGTCAGCGATTTTTCGCAGTTCAGCGGCATTTCCGACCGCAAAACTCCAAGGATTGTGGATCATCAGCATGGAATTTTTGGGCATCGAGACGGTATCACCCGCCATTGCGATCACACTTGCGATCGATGCGGCCAGTGCATCAACATGGACGTTTACCTTGGCCTTGTGGCGTTTCAGCATGTTGTAAATTGCAACGCCCTCGAATACGTTTCCGCCGGGGCTGTTGATATACAGATTGATTACAGAAACATCGCCTGCGGCATCGAGGTCGTTTTTGAAACTCAAAGCAGTGGTGTCTTCCTCGTACCATTGGGAGCTAACAATGTCGCCATAAATAAAAATGTCCGCCGTTTTTGAGTCCTCGGCAGACAATTTTATCTCCCAAAACTTAGTTTGTTGTTGCGTTTCCACCCGCTTTCACCCCCTTTCTAAGGCTTGGGTCCATGTCAATCGGGTATAAATCGCCGCTGAGGTAGAGTTTTTCCCCTCCCGGCTCCGGCGGCAAATCTTCCAACTGGCGCACTTCATTTGGCTTTAACCAGCCTGTTCGGATTCCTTTCATGTAGTAATCTGATTGTGTAGCGGTGTCGCCGCGCAACAGGGCGTTTACGTTAAATTTGAAGTAAAAACCGTCTTGTCTTTCAGCCGGCGAAAGCAATTTGCGGTTAAATTCCTGCTCATACTGGCGCACAATCGGCATCAACGTAAGCTGAACAAATTCCCTCATGAGCTGCTCCATACTGGAGTAACTTTGCCCCTCGCTATCATTGAGCATGTGAGCTGGAACATTGAACACGTTGGCCACCCTCGATCTCGTAATCCGCTCAGATGTGAAAATATCGGCAGCAATGAATTTCCTTTCAATCGGATCGATCTCCACGCCCGGTTCTTGGAACAAAATTCCCCCATTATCTTGGTAAAATCGCTTGAAATCATCGATTACCCGTTGTCGCTTTTCCATATCTACGTTTGCCGCGTACTTTAAGATGAATGAGTTTGGAGCACTCTGCATCTCTTTCAAACTGAAGTCACGAACCGCTTTATCAAAGTCATTGGTGTTCGTGAGCACCTTGAGCGGACTAATCCCTTTAATGCCGCCACTCCCGATAATGTGCTTGAAATGGAGGATATCCATGTTGTGAAAGTAATAAGTGCCCTTATTTCCGATCACTTGATACCAAAGATCACCGGTATCAGTGTCGAATACGGGCTCTACATAATCAGGATTGAGCGGCGTTAGCCTTGCTACCTGCCCCCGAATGTCCCTTTCAATGAGGGCATATGAATTGCCCTTTTCATTTCGAATCGTCTCTAGGTTACGGATGAACTCAAAAGAGGTCATGTTAGCGTTCGGTCCGTTGATGAGTATGTCGGCTGCTTGGTTTGATGCAATGTCATAATTCCTGTAGAGCTTGAGCGGCAAAGACGCCAGGCTATTGGATAACCGCGTGATCACGCTGAAAATCGTTTCATTTGTCGCAAGCGTTGAATTGTCGATACCCCAAAATGTGCGCCCGATCCAGCTGGTGAAATCAAACCCCTGTCCTTTCCACCCCGTAATTGCTCCATTAATGGCCGCTTTAAGTTTCGTGAACCATCGCAAATAATCACCACCTTTCATCGTTTGAGTAGATCGTTCATGGATATAACGCTAATGTTTCCATTGCCTTGAGGCGTAACCATCTTTTTCATTACTTCCGTATGGGCATTCAACCAAGCAGCGAATCCATCAATTTTCCGGTACCGGCTCTGTTTCGTGGGGAGCCAGTTGCCGTTTCGGTCTTCAACGAGCTTGACGTTGTTGAGATACCACCGAAATAGCTTGTTCCGGTTGAATACCACTTTCCCATCCAGAAGAAGCTCCTTAACATCTTTCAATGCCGGGCTAAGGGTGATAGCTCCTTGCCGGACTACCTGTGTCTGGAATCCATATCCTTTCATCTCTTCGACCAGGCGAAATGCGTTAGCCGGGTCATAGGTGATCAATTCAATGGAATACCGTTTGGATTGCTCAACGAACCAATCGAAAACATACTTGTAATCGACGTAATCGCCTGGGCAGATCGTAAGCAACCCCTCTTCTTGCCACTCACGGAACGGTAGTTTCTCATTATCCAGCTCTACCTTCCGCCTCGGCACAAAGGAATGTGACAGCACCATCACTCGGCCATCATCTAGCCAAAATTCCAAGCAAACAGCGGTAAAGTCTTCGGTCTGAGATAGGTCAAAGCCACCAATACAGCTCCTCCCAGCCAAATCAGCTGGGTCGACCATGCCGTCATTTCGCTTGATCACCTCGTAATCAATAAAGGATTGCTCGTCGGACTGAACGAACAGGTTCAGGCGCTTCGTGATAAAGTCATTGCGCTCTGCCGGGATGTGCTTCCTGGTGTTCCACTCTTCGATCATGGTTTCGAGATCGATCGAAACGCCGAGGTTTGGGTTGGCTTTTACCCAGTTTTCCGGATTGTCGATGTCGTCTTCTTCATCCAGTTCAGCGATGAAATAAAAGGTCCGCTCGTCCTGAATCACACCCTCCAGCACATCAGCCGCTTTCTCGTAGTAGTCCATTAGCGGACCATCCAGCTGGTATCCGGCCGTCGTGATATATAAAATGAGCGGTTGTGCCCGGGCACCGGTACTGTTTTTGATAACGTTGATCAGCTTGTAGTCCTTGTATTCGTGAATCTCATCGAAGATCCCAAGATGACAGTTCAAACCATCCAGCTTCTCGCTATCGGATGCCTGCGGCTCGATCTTGGAAAACGTCTTGTCAAAGTGAATCGCATCCCGCAACACCCGGAAGTGTTTGGTCAAGAGCGGCGATGACTTCACCATCTTCTGACACTCGTCGAACACAACGCGGGCCTGTTTCATGGAGTTGGCCAGCAAATAGACATCGGCGCCCTTTTCGCCGTCTTTGGAGCATCCGTAGTTGGCCAGACCGGAAACCATCGTCGATTTACCATTTTTCCGGGCAACAAAAATAAGCCCCTCTTTGAATCGACGGAGCCCGGTGTCTTTGTGTACCCAGCCATAAAGCGAACCAATAACGAAGTGTTGCCAGGGTTGGAGTATCAGCCGTTTGTAATTCCCTTTCGATGGCTTGCAAAAGCGCTGGATAAACTCAATCGGTCGGAGTGCTTTTGCCTCATCGAACACAAACGGAAAGTGATCGGTTCCCTGACGCTCAAGATCGCGCAAATGACGCTCGCAAGCCAAACGGACCTTTTTTGAAACGACTATGCGGCCAGCAACTGCGCCCTCGGCATAGGAGGTGGTCATCAGGTCAGAACTCTTCAAACTCATCCACCGTCACCACCTCCGTGATCTTCTTCTCGGAGGCAGGTGTCAGTTTCAGTTCAGCCTGAAGCTTCCGCTGCTGTTCGACGATCTTCAGGATCTTGTCCACAGATTTGTTTTCTCGGAACATCTCCTGAGAGCCGTTTTTAAACAACTCCACGACGCCGCGCTCCTTGATATCGGCCATATGATCCTGTTTCAACTGTTCCAGCAAGACAATGTTGTCCACGATCATCATGGTCCGATCATTGAGCGCATTCTCTTTTTCCAGTTCCTGTACAATGATATGGAACAACTTTTTTGCCTCTTTGTGCTTGATGATGCGTTTAGGTTTGTATTCCGCTGCCATTTCAACCCCCCCTCACATGAGAATTTGTGCCGCGCTGAAAACGAAGGGGCCGCGCCGGTCTACGGGCTCCCGAACCCCAGAATTTTGGGTAGGGGGGCTATGCCCTCTCCTCGTTGGCCACCGATCGGATCACGCGCGCTTTCCGTTTCCTCTGCTGCTTTGGCTTGCCTTGTCCCTTCTCCGGGTGCAACTTGTTATGGCACGTCGCACAAATACTGATGAGGTTCGATTCATCTAGTGCTCGACTCGGGTTGTCAGTCAGGTGCTCGATGTGGTGCACCGTATTAGCAGGCGTGAGCCGTCCCTTCTTTAAGCACACCTG